TAGCCAATCGCTGCTGTGCTTGTACTTGCATCGCTGCTGACTGCTGTTGCGTCCTAGCCGCCGCTTGAGCGGCTTTCTGCTGGTTGGCTTGCTGTACTGCTGCTGTCCGCTGTTCAGCGGCTGCTGTTTGCTGTCTTATTGTTGCAAGACGCTGTGCTTCTTGTAATGCTCTTGCCGCCGCTTGAGCTTGCGCCTGTTCGTTCTTAAGACGCAATGCGGTTGTCTTCTGCTCTTCTTGTGCGGTTTTCTGCGCGGCTATAAGACGCTGACTCTCGACTTGTGCCGCTCTGGTCGTTGCGTTGAGCGCAGCGGTAGCCGCTTTCTGTATGTCCAAGTCCATTTTGGTCATCGACGTTGCAACCTTCTGCGTTGCGGCAAGTACCTGCTGCATACCGGAAATGTACTTGCTGACATCTATCGTAAAGTCCGCATGAATCGAACCCGCACTCGCACCGCCAACACTATCACTAGACATAGATACCTCACACGTAAAAACGGCAGTCGCTATTATACCACTGCCGCTATAGATTACACTCCAAGACTTGCAAAGAAATCCGCCGCACTTGCATGCTTCTGCAAAAACTTTATTTCCTGATTCGCTTCTAATTTGCGTACTACATAGCCGCAAACCTCATCAAAACAGAACGCAGTCCACTCGTCTTCTGGATCAAGCCCGATCAACTGACTCGGGCGCAGATTGAACGCTCTCGCCGTTAGGCTGACTCTGATTATTTCCTGACTGTTCACGAAAGGAACGCAATGCCTTTATCCCTCCCTGCGCATATAACGCTATTTCGGCAATCTGCGTATCCGTCAAAAACCCTCCACAAGCCTCTATATCGCTCCACGTGGGGCTTACAAGGCAAGCCTTGCAGAACACCTCTTGTAACTCCATTGATTGCTTAAAGCCCTCTACGGGGCTTTCTGTTCGGCTTGCGCCGCTCTTCTTCTCATTCACTTCGGTTAGCAGGGCAAGTAACTCATTCGGTATCTTGCCTAATCGGACAAGACTCATGATATTCGGCTTGCGCAACCGGGCTACAAATTGGGTGCCGTCTGGGAAAGGAGAGAGCTCAACTAACTCTCCCTGACTAGCGCTCTTGATCTGCTCTAGACTCGTAACGTGTAATTCACTCATAATGTTGTCCTTTTCTTTGATTTGAAAACTACGCAAAGGCGTGCTCTTGTAAGCATGTCATTTCTATTCTCTCGACTCTAACACCGAATTAAGTAATTGCCGGTAGAGCGGCAACATACTCTTTCGTGTAGGGTGCTTCTCCCGTTTCCGGGGCACTCGTAATCGTGTAACTCGGTGCCTCCCAAGTCCCGTCCGTTGCGCCCATCGCAATAGGCGCACCCTGACAATTCGGGAAAATCGTCGTCACGTACCCTTTCGGCAAGCCGGAAGTGTCGTAATTCGTAGAATACAACTTCAGTGTGAAAATCGCTCCCTTTTCTCCACTGCCGGACACCGGTGGTGTATATTTCTTAAATTTCGTCGGATCAGTGCTGTCATACTCCACTGTACCGCCCTGAAGTATCTGTACCAGTTCAGGATTAAACACGTTGTCCGTGAGTGTAATCGTTACTCCGGTGAGGGTACTAGCACCCCGCTTTTTGGCAAGCAAAACATCTTTGATAATCAAGTTATTATCCTCGGATGTTTCGATTGTCGGTTCCACGGTGACCTGATTAGAGGTAGTAAATGCCATCTCATTCGTATCATCGGTACTCACTGTAACCAACGCAACGTCAATGAGGGCAATCTCGTTTTTGGCTTTTGTAACTGCCATGTTCTGTGCTCCTTGTTAATAAAGTAGGTTAACCTTGCGATAATTCACATACTCAATACTCACCATCCACCCGTGTATTGCTGTATCAAGATACGGCTGTGTTACATTACCGGACGGGGTGAACATCGGATATGCGGACTTCATCGCTAATTTTACACTATTTACAAACTTCTGTATGTTCATGTACTGATTTATCGGAACATAGCACATCACAGAATAGTAATCCTGCTCACTGCTAAAACCGTACAATTCCATTGTACTTTCCTGCATGGCTACTACATACGGCTGTAGGCACTGCCCCCGCTTACTAGCCGGGGGGTAGACTTCAAATCCTTTGGCTTTCAAATGGTCGTACAAGTCCATCCAGCGGGTGCCTACTGTTAAGGACATCATCGACACCGTAATTGCCGTTTCCGCTCCAACGACAATGTAGAACTCACGCTCATCAAACGGTCGATACCCTGCATAGTCCCCTAACTGCTCAATCCGGTACAAGCCGGGCAACAGATCGGGCACTTCAATCACACCGCTCGAATCGCTCGTGTACTCTCCAACGAACGTACCGTTCTCTTCGTACAAGCCGATTGTTATTCCGGCAAGGGCAACGCTTGTATTACTGTCCCGAAAGACTAGCCGAACTACACCCGTCTCCGGCACAATAGCCTCAAAGTTCCACTGTATCCCACACTCAAACTCGGCGGGGAACGCTTCACTCACTATCGGCTGTAACGCAAACTGGATTCCGAATTGCATGACATTACCCTCCGTTCTTTACGACTGTTTTGGCTATTTTATTTTCAAGGGCAAGGTACTGGTTCCTCTTCCTGCGAAGCGTAGGATACAGAATAGCGAACCGCTTTTCCATGGCAAACTCTAGATACTTGCCGTACCATACATTATGGCTATGCCGAATGATTACCCTGTTCCCTTGCCGAATTACATCTACCCGCAACCTGCGCCTAGCGTTCCCCGTCCTATCGCTCCATGGGTATCCGATTAACTGATATACTCCCAATCCGGGACTGCGCCGCCACACCGGATTCCGCTTCGCTCCAACACCGTCTTTCATCTCCTTCTCTACTTTCTGGGCAAGAGGACGAAAACCGTCCGCTATCCGGTCGACAATCGTTGCCGACATTACCTCTACCTGATTGTACAGATTGCTAGTATTGATTGTTAGTGCCATCGTCTTGCGGTCGTAAGGATATTTCGGCAATCAAACCTAATGCCGATAAATCCGAAACACTATGGACAAAATAATGCTCTCCGGCGATTACACATCGGTCTCCCTGCTGTAAGAGCGTTGTTTCCTCCGGCAAGCATAGAATATAACACTCTTTGTGCCGAACGCTATTAGCCTGCCGGGCAATCGCTCCCAGCGTCAAATTCTCACGAATGTGAGAAAACGACTCGTGATACAAGCCGTTTATCGTACACACAAGCGATACCTCATTCGTCTTGCCGCCGTAGCCGTCATCCGCATTACGGAAAAACTCATACGGCTTGGCAAGAGAAGGTAACTTGCGTCTAATCTTGAAACATTCTATTCGGGAAAGCATAATTCTTGAAGCCGATCTGTGTCATTAAAAACTATCCATATTGCATCGGAAAAGTCCGTAAATGCGTCTACTGCGACGATATGATCTGGTCTCATCAATTCGTTACCGTTAGCAGTAATAACGTAGCCGCTTTCAGTGCTATTGATCTCGACTGACATAGTGCCAATTTTGGTTTCTATATCGCACGTAAAAAAACAATTTTTGAAATTCATGGTTACATATCTTTGTAAGTCCCAATAACCCGCCGCTGATTCTCGTTCTTCACATCACTATCACAAAACAACCCTTTAACAAACATCACGCAATCATCTTCAGCGGCGGGTTACAAGGACACGTAAACGGTAATTTCATTCTAAAATAAAAACACAAGCCCTTTCAATGCAATCGAAGTGCCTCCTTGACACGTCTATATGCGTAGACTCAATCGCATATCAGGGCTATGTGCGTCATCCATTCAACAGACATAAATCTTGCGATTTACGTAACAAGTACTATTATCGCATACTTTCCGCAAAACGGGTAATTGCCCCTGCATTATTTACAACAAAACTTATTGCTGAGCGAATGTCCTGATAGCACTCCACTCCGTTGCCGTCTCTCGGCATTATTGCACCGTTGACCAGTATCCAATAGTCCCCTTGGAGACTGGCTTTGATTTCTATATTCTCCGCAATGCCGTTATTGACAATGTGGCAAGAGAAGTGAGCGTTGTAAAGTTTAGCGTTTTGCATGAAGTCTATGCTGGTTGCCATATTGCTCAATCTCTACCGTGTTAAAATCGATGTAATCTATTGCCTCTTGAAGAGACATAAATCGCTCTACGTTACCGTGTTCGTCTCTGTAATTGTGTCCCGCAATCCTTATATGGTATTCGTTCTTCCTTTCTGACACAACAGAAATAGGAAACATAACACCACGTTCGGAATCGATGATACACGAGTATCTTTCATTGATTCTTCGCATTGTATATACTCCTCACAAATCCTATTATATCTTGCCTGCGATTGTCATGTGCGTCCAATGCCTTCCCAACATCCATCACGACAATAGAGTGTTGCATATTCAAAAATGTATTCCGGTTGCATGTTGCCTCCTATCGCAAAACTACTCTCTGCGGATACGTCTGGCTTGTACAATCCTTCGTCCACTTATGGAACGTCTGATCGTCAAAAGAAGCAAGAATGTCGTTCCTGAACTCTATCCTGCGATTCAATTCTTGCGGATTATCAAGAAAGTACTCCACTGCGTCTTTTCGCCGCTCTATGTGCAAGCGAGTCTTGCGTATCTTGTATAAAGCATAATCAAACGGCATAGCGGACTCCATACAAAGATGCCCACTACCCGGCTCGTACTTACATGACTGCCTAGACAATTCCGTTCGCTCTTGCTTAATGTGCCGCTCCCGCTCTTCAAGCCTACGCTTTATATCTTCTAGCCGATAGTGATATTCCTGCAAGTGCTGCTCTTGCATGCCGACCCGTTCCGCATGGAACTGAAACGCCGCTCTGTCACGACCGGCTTGCATTGTACCGCAACCGGTGAAAATCAGAATGAAAATCATCATCGCTCCCGCAACACGACGAACAAGAAATCTGCCGTTAGACTGCTCAACCGCTTCGTACTTCTTGTCCTCTGCATTTTCCTTGCCGGTGAGTCTATCAATCCTCTTCTGGATTGCGTCGAACAGATCGCTCTTCTTGAACCAATTCACCGAAGTCCTATGCCCTGTTTCGTCCTCGGTCACGTTCAAAACAGGAACTTCTGCTACCGTTGCCGTCCATACGATCCTGCCGTCTTTCAATTCGGTCTCGATTATCGTTACATACTTGAACTCATCGCAAGTATAAGCGACTGCGTTGTGAGAAATCTGGGTTTGAATCCAATTAGCGTTTCGTACTGTTGTCATTGTGCTGTTCATCTGTTAAAGGTAGAGGACTTTCCCACTGATAATACACTTATCGGCAAGCATTAGCAATATCTTGAAAGAAAACAAAAAAAATTATCCATTCCTCACACTTTCTCTATTCTTCAACGTAAGCCCCTCTGGGCGGTTCCTTCAAGGGGGAGTAGGATTACTGCGTTAGGCTGCACAGTCCGCACAGGGGGGATTACGTGTTATTTTAGCGGTATTGTACCGCTCTGCGCCGGTCGATACCGGCTTGCCATACGTTTGAAGAACCCGCTTGTATCCTGCGAAGTATAGCCACTAATCTGTAACTGCGAATTCATCGACTTCCGCAACAGAATATCGTAACAAGCCGCCTCTAAATCCTGTCCGTGTTTCTCCAAAAAGTATGCTAACTGCTCATCGGAATAATAAGGACATTCGCTCTCGAACGTCTCTAATTTTAATGTATCAAGTGGTGTCATAATTTCTCTATGTTCAATTACGATCTGCGTTCATTGTGCAAGTTTATCTTTGATCCGCTTTCGCAAAATACCAATCGGCGAATTTTCACTCCAACCTAATTCACGGGCATAATCCCGCAATTCCTGCTCTGTCCATTGTCCAATCGGCTTCAATTCAATGCCGTCTTCTTTGGTGGATTCCGGGGGCATGTCATCTAGTACTCTTTGGGCAGGCACAGCGGCTACCGTCAGCAAGGTATTTTCTACCGGCATATAGCCTAACGGCTTGTAAAAGTTTTCATACGCAGAGGCATTACATTCAAAATACCTCATCTGTCCATTAACCTCTTTTTGTATTTTCATCTTTGTAAGTGGGGAATAAGGAAACTCTGGGGAGAAAGGACTAAAACCCAACCTTACCCCCCACTCAATTTACATTAGCCTGCCGGGACTGCAACAGTGTTCAAAATATACACCGAATCGCATAACTCAAAACTTGGCAAGCATATCTGGCTGGCTTTCGTTGTAACCTGAACCGGATCGACGCTTGTGCTCGTAGTAATAGAAACGCCAGTGTCGACAATGCTAACATTCGCACCCGCTTTCGGATTCGTAAGCAAATCCATTTCCTCGGGAGTAGTGCCAAACCACATCGTTCCTAACTGCCCGCTTGGGAACATACAGAACGTATTGTCAGGCACGTACTTTGTCGAAATACCTGTATCACCAATATAGGAAAAGTCGTTCAAAACTACCTGCATGCCGAGCACGCCGGATAAATAAGAACGAAGAACATCATCAGTTACGATGCCATTACCGTAAATCAATACCGAGTTACGGATAGATTGATTCGCAAGAATGTTTTTCCAAACCGACGAGTTGCACATAGCCCGAGTAGGCTTGACGCCTGTCAGATCGCTAATAATGTTTTGACCTGCCAGAATGTCGCTAATAATATCGGCAGTCGTATCACTCCAAGACTTCGTAACCGTTACCTTATTAGTAGCAGGCATGCCGTAGTCAAACGCAAACTCTTGTCCGTTGCTGTTAATGACAATCGTTCCAGTCGTCAAGAGCATGCAACGCATCGCTTCACGTCTAGCAGCGGCGGCAATGGGCAAACTTGCTAATGCCTTATAAATGTTACTCGCAACACCAGAAATTAAGCCAGCCTGTCCTGTCATAAGAACCATTGCCATCTTCTGCCGTAATTCCTCATCGACAAGCATGCTCTCTTTGAAAAACGGCATTTGATCCTTAAACATCTGTCCAAGAATAGCCGGGCGAGGAACCGCTTGTGCGTCAAACGCACTAGCCTTCAATGCAATAGGCTGGTTATTGCTAGACTTAATCCACGAAAGATTCAAGCCAATCTGTTTATCAACGCCAAACAATTCCTGCGTAACAAAATTATTACGCTGGGGCATAGTATTATAAAAAGCCGCTACGTTTCCGGCTGTAACAATATCGTAAAGTGTAGGCATAGTATTTTCTCCAAGGGGTTAGGGTTCAGTTAAATTGACAAAACTTCGATCAACGGACTGGCAGTCGAAGCACCGGCGGCTGTAGTAAGTTTAGCGGCTGTAACGCTATCAATGTTCTTGATATTGATAAAACCAAACAATACCGCTGTACCGTTGTTCTCGCCAATCGTTACGTCGACATCATGCAGAAGAACTGCGTTCATCGCAGTCGACCCGGTAGCAAGACTCGCCGGGGTAAGCAGATTCGTCAGCGTCAAACGCAGCGGAGTGCCCGCTTTCACAATCGTCTTGCCGTCTTCGACAATGCCGAGGCTTTTAGGAACCCGACACCCTACACTCTTCACGAAGTGGGTATCCGCAAGAATCTGCGTACCCGATCCAAACATTTCTTTCTCTCCATACTGATTATTAAGCATGTGTGTTTCTCCTATGTACTAATTCATCCAATACACCGGCTCCTGCTTTTTAGCAATAGCAGTACCAAGCCGTGTACCCAAATCTGATAGAGCAACGGTGCTCCCAGAACCTCCGATTGTCGGTGCGGAACCAGTACCGCTTGTCCCCTGTGCCGGTTCGGTTTTTTGTCCAAACCAGAAGGGGTATTTCGTTTTGAAGGATTCGGCTTGTGCGTCCACACTAAACCCTTCAGTGTCTTTTCTAGCCTCTATAAGAACAAGAGCGTCATCTACATAATCCGCTTGCATACCGCTTGCCAAAAGCGTTGCCTTCGTCTCCGAACGAAATAGCCTGCTTTCTACCTCGGCGACCTTACGCAATGCTTCGTCGCTCGAAGTGTTATCAGGTTTAGCAGGCTTATTCCGCTCGGCAAGAAATACTTGAATAGCCGCAAGCGTATCGCTATCATCAGGATTGATTCCAATAGCATTAAACGCACTACGCTTGCCCTTTTCGTTTTCCTTCGTCGCAATGCGAGTCACATCCTCTTGCGTAAAAACCCGTACAGGTACTGATAAATCAGTCTTTTCCGGCTTGCTTTCGACTGTTGCTGTTTCAGCAACAGCTTGTTCTGTAGGTTCGCCCATAAATTGTTCTTTGTGTGTCCTTTAGAAAAGCATTATAATACAAAATGAAGAAACATCAATTACGCATGAGTTTTTAATTTTGTTATCTGTTATCACATGAAACATACCTGACGCATGGAAATTCAAAGACTGTATTGAAGTTCCCAACAGATTCCCTCATTAAATAAGGCAGTTTTGTTTTCCTCGCTAGAGCCCAACCGGAAAACTTTGGTGCCGCATACGCAAAACACGGGTATCCGTACATTCCATTGAGGTAGCACGGATATGGTGTCCTCAACACAGGAAAAACAAGAAAGCCTCGCGCTTTCGCTTTCCGGATGAGGCTCTCAAAAATCAAATGGTTTGTCTTTCTGTTCATCGTTCACTCCCTCCTACACGAAGAAAATCTATCACCCATACCCACGGATTAGACTCCCTCGGAAATCCTCGCTTCGCATTGAGAGCGTCCCAGTGTTGCATGTACCAATAATTGCAATGACGCAAACTACCATCCTTGACAACACGATCATGGGCGAATTCTAAATTCGACGGATAGCCCTCAACGACGCATTCATCAAGGCTTATGGCTTGTAATCGTTCAAGACGCACATTCACAACATCAAGAGCGATACGTGAGTACTTTTTAGGCATGAACATTGGATTACTCCAATACACAATAGACGATTCCTCAAAATCTGCATAATACCTTACAAGGGCATTACCATTAGCATTAAAACCTACTGGCGTTGCATATTTTTCTTTTACCCAAAGCCGATCACCCGGCATATAGGGCTGCTTTTTTACGTCTGTACACACCCTTCTCGTTTGCGTTTTCCGCCCGGCGAGAATCGCCTGAACGCTCTCGCTGCTCATTATGATCGGTCGCTCTCTCATGTTGTTTTCTCCTTTGTGATAAATTCATACAACGAGGAATCGATGATACGTCGAATCTTTTCATACTTTTCGCAAGTCAGTGCCGCACTACGCAGCAAGCAGTACGTTAAAGAACGTTGGACATCTGGGGAAACGATCCTTCGTTCGGCTTTGTGCCGCACTCGAATCACGCCGGGAATAATCCATCCATATCCATTAGGCAATTCACCTTCTTGTATAACTTCGTGTGGTGCAACGATATAAAACTCGTTGCACTGTTTTGCAAAACATTCGGACTTTTCTGGTTGTTTAAGTTCCCTCAGCCAATCGCTGCGACTCGTCTTGATTTCAAAGCCGATTAAGTCATGCAATGGACTGTCAAGTTGCACCGCAATCGCATCGGCACGTCGAGTGCTATTACTGCCGATTTGGTCAGGCACTTCAAAAAACAGGGCATATCTTGGCAGACTGTAGCGTTCCCGTATGTACAAAGCAATTTTTGCTGCTTTCATGTCGCTTCTCCTGCAATAGCCGTTATATGTACATTATCGTCAAAACACTGTTCTTTCTTGAGTTTATTTTGCAATTTTTACGGCACCCATGATTCGCTTTCGGATTCCTGCGTATCGAATGATTCGACTTCTTCAAATTCGGTCGTCCAATGCCAGCAACGGTCTCGGCTAATATCAAATTTGTCATGAGAGACTTCTCTGCCATTCCGCTCGAGCGTACCTGTCATCGTCTCATAATTGCTTGTTATTTCTATCATCGTATCCGCCGCTCCGGGTATTGCCCTAGAACCCATTGTGCGGCTTGTCATGTCCTTGTTCGGATCAGCACCCTTATTTGTATGTGTACACAGCAGGATACCGATATTCTTCTGATTCGCTATCGTGTTTAAGTATCCGCACACTCTATACATGTCGTTGTATGCGTTTGTATCGTAACCGGACTTACATATCCACTTGCCGAAAGTGTCGATTATCACAAGTTTAATATCACTCATTTCCTCCAGAACAAACGGCAAATTCTCAAACGTGACTTGATCGCTTGCGTCTATCAGAACATTATCCGAATTCATGTTCAGTTTTCTCATGCGGTCTTGAATCCTGCGTTCAGGGTCTTCGAGTGCCATGTACAAAACTTTACTTTTAACACATCGGTATTTACCTAAGAACAACCCTCCGTTTCCTATCGCTATTGCCATCTGTAGCAACATCCATGACTTACCGCACTTCGGAGTACCTTGCAGAATCGTGTAGCCGGTCGGGATAATCCCCGGCACAAGCCACTGCGCTTGTGGTAAAATCTTCGTCGTGAGCGCACTTGCAGTTACTAGCCCTTTCCGGTAGTCTTTGGCAAACTCTCTCTGCGCCGCATTTTGCTTTTCCGCAAGTATGTCATTCGCCGTCTTTCTTTCCGGTACGATTACAGGTACCGGTATGGTTCGCAGCGGCGACTCGTTGCAAAGACTCTTCAAAATATACACTGCGCCTTTTGCCTTTTCTGTGCCGTGTTCTGTGCCGTCCGATACGTACCAATCTACGAAATCACCCTTTTCAGGTAATTTAGGAACCGTTACCTCTTTCACATCCCTAGCCCCTGCATTAAGAAAGGCATTGCTCACGGTCGTCGCATACTTTTTGCCCGGGTCATCGTTATCCGGCAGGATACGGATAGCCTTGGCTTTCAAGACAGGATAATCCTCTACGAATTGATCCCAAAGGTATCCCCTTCCACTACCCCCCTGACTCGTCGTTGCAACCACTGACTTCACTCCGGCTGTTTCAAATACTCGATTCAAGCAGTCCGCAGTTTTTTCACCCTCTACAATAAAAACCGCTTTCGCTAATCCTAGCCGGTGTAAATTGTAAGGAACATACGGCTTGCGATCAGTAAATTGCGGAACCCCGTGTTCGTTTTTCCAGAATGGTTTGAATGTTTTGCTTTTCTTGCCGATATCATCTACATAATCAGTTCGAATAATCCTGTAGAGTTCATTTCCTTGAGTATCTGTATAGACGTGCTCTGTTTTGCCAACGACTTCTTTATTCTCACTTCTCTCCTCTATTCTGTTTTCTTGCATAGCCGCACATTCTACCGATTCTATGCTTGCCGCTTCTGCGATTACACGAATCGCCTCCGGTATCGGCAATTCTAGGACTACTTGGCACAAGCCTATCAGATCGACGCACAAGCCGCACTGTCGGCACGTGAACAGTTTTATGCTTTCTTTGTACCAGAACCGGTCTTTGCCGCCGCAAACAGGACACGGCTGGTTGTGCTCTTTTTTTTTAGAGGATACTGCTATTCCGCATAGCGAATGCGCTAGTTCTAGTTCTCTACCGTTTATCTGTTGTTTTAGTTCTGTTATTTTCATTTTCGTGAGGAAAGAATTAATAAGAAATAAAATCGGCAATAATCCTGACTAGCGACAAAATCATTACAGAATAGCGATTATTTATACTGTTCCGATTTTCTGTTGTTGGTCCAAAACACTCTTATTCCAATCCTCTACAGCCTGCTCTTTTGACGCCGCCCAATAGAGAATAAATCCACAGTGGTCGCAGCGAAGTCTATAGCAAATCTCATCGGCTCCTCTAAATGCCGACTCTTGCAAAATCGGCTTTCCGCCGCACCCGACACATCTAAAAATGACAAGCATAAAGTTCAATACGCAATAATAAGAATGTAACGCACTCGCTTCAATTATCTCCAATTATGTTTCTCATTATCCTAAAATGAATGAACGTGAGCACATTCCAAATCAAGTGTGCAACATGGTCTTCGCTTGTATCACCGGCTTCGATCATTACTATGTGCCCAATCGCATGGTTCACTAGATTGCTTTCCGGGATGCCTTTTTCCCAGTTCCGGTCGCCGTATTTTTCTGCTCCTTCATGTAGGGCTTCAGCATACTTTACAAGTACTTCGTGTTTCATCATGCCGCAAGCATCGCACAAAGCGGTAACTAATTCGTGTACAGTATTATGTTCGTTTCGAAGCATTTCTGCTAACGAAACATATTTTGAATCGTGAATCAAAAACCTAATTACATACTTACTACACAAGTCAAACCTCGTATTCGTAATACCTCTCACTGCGCCAGAGTCAAACAAGTGTAATGACTTTGAATTGATACTTTCGTAAAAATCGCATTGTACACACGTGTCGCCATGAATTGTCTCATCGACAGATAATACACGACCGCACTTAGCACACTGGCTTTTGTGCAACTCTTCACTGCCCAGTGAAGCAGCATAATATCTTGCCGTACATATTTCGGCAAAATCTTTGTCATCAAGATCAGATAATTCTTTTCTACACTCTTCTGTGTAAGCAGCGCCATTGTCTATGCACGACACGCAGTCCCTCTGTGGCTTTAAAACTAAATCAGTTCCGCTATCTAGTAACTCTGTTTGTATATCGGTATAACACTTACAACAGGCATTAGCACATTTTTCTTTCAACGTCATATAATCCTCTCTTTCATTGCTTTTCGCTCATGTTTGTTTGCTAAAACGGACAATCATCGCTTCCGTCAAACGCCGGTTCGCTATTTCCCGCAGTTGAATTGCTCTGTTTCGCTTCTTGTTGCTCTTTCGTAAAGAACAAATTGCGTTGCTTCGCTTCTTTACTATCGTTGATCATGTTAACGACCCATGCAGGAATATCTGCAATGGCACTATATGTGCTTTTATCGTTCAAGTCAAAGTAGATACTCTTATTGCAATCTACTTTGAATCCTTTTACTGCCTTACCGAGACTAGAAATGCTCGCTACTGTCTTACCTGACTTCTTTACTTCTTGTTTTACTATAGCAGTAGCGCACACGTTGAGCAATTTCGACAACTCAAAGTCTTGCATTTCTTGCGGCGTAAAATCACGTCCTCGCCACGCTGCAAATGTCTTTCGCATTTTCGACATTTCATGCATACTCTTCGTCATCTTCATCGACAACATTCGAGGCATGTGCACGCCTTGAACCTCAATCGTTTCACTCGGAAATTCGAACAGTAAAACTATCTGATTCTGCAGTTTTTCTATTCCTTCCCAGATATTATTCTGTGTGCCGATATCAATTACTCCTGCACATACAACGCTGTATGTTCCTGCTACAAGCGGTTCTACTGCGGTGTTACTATTATATTTGGCAAAATCCTTCACGTTCATAATTTTCTCCTGTTAAAAAGTGTTTTTGTTGTATCGTCTACCATGCCCTGTTCAATCCATGTATACGGATTGTATTATTAAGAATCTGTGCTGCGACTATCATCTCCGCACAAGACTGCCGCACTGCCTGGCTACTCGTTTCCTGCATTCTTTTATGTGCCCTGCTCATAAGCGTTAGCAGTGCATGCTCTGCGCCGCTTCGACGCAGGCTATCCTCGTATTCGGCTTGTGTTCCGTCAGCAATACGCTCACTAGCATACCAACCGTAATCATCTGTAAGCGATGCTTCGTATTCTTCTTCGACAAACCGGTCGGTACACTGCGTTTCGTAATCGCACTGCGTTGCAGGTAACGTTGTACAAGCCGGTAGTGTATCAAGCATAGTTTGGTGTTCGTGTGTTGTCATGTTAATATCCTTTCTGTTAATGTTTGTTATGCTTATCGGATCATTCCGTTTGTTTCTTGAATCTTTCTGCGCTTATTTACAAAAAATCTGTAACATTATATTTTCCCGGTACCCGTTTTATTTCTGCGCCGCCTACAAATCCTCTGTTGTCTTGCCGGTAATCGTGTATCAGGTCGCTTGATTCTACCGCATACCGGTAGGCTGTATACCGCTCACGCTCTTGCGCTAACTGCGCCCGTAGTGCAATGTTTTCCTTGTAACTAGCGTCATTGAAAAACCACTGCCGCTGTTCGTATCGTGCTAAATTGATACTGCTAAATAGACTCTCAAAAGGAATCCACGCTTGCCGAAGTAAATTAGCGTTCCAATGATAATCGTTATGCATATAAACACGCTCGTATCCTGTATTTAACAACGCTTGCTCTAACGCTCTCATACTTCGTCCTCCAAACTGTGCCCAAAAAATACATGCTCATCTACCGGCTTGCCGGTATGTACAGTACGTTTCTTACGATCCACTTTTTCTTTGTTTCCTCGATACGCCGAACATTCTGGGCAGGCGATACTAGCGACGATCCGCTCAATCCGCTTATCAATCGCAAACGGTTCGTTGCCATTCGGAAACAGTACAAACGCTACGCAATTCCACTCATTGCACTTCAATAGCCAGTTCTTCTGCAACAGCGTCATCTTGCCGGTATTACATTTCAACTCTATTTCAATGTGCACACCATACTGCATTTTGCCGCAGAGCGGGCACCGGCATTGTTTCACAACACCCCATAGATCGCTCTGCCCAGGTTCGGCAAATCTAACGAATCTTGATCTGCCTTGCGAATCTGCACTTGTTTTCATTGCGCCCGTATTGCGCCGAAATAGCATTATGTTCGGGTGCCCTTTCATAGCGTCGAGCACATATTTTTGGAACGTGTGCTCTGAAATTCCGAAATGGCGAGTCGGCTGTGATGTCATGTTAATTAGCGTTCTGTTAGTTCTGGATATTCCGATTCTATTCGTGCTGTGACGTACTTAATAATGCTTGCTTTAGTTGAATGTAATCCGCATATACTGATATTACATACGGGTTTTCGACTGTAACGCTCCCTAAATACGCTTACAGGCATTGACGATACTGCATATTTTGCGACTGCAGTTGCTATGCGCAAATCTTGAACGATTATCGGCAAGACAGTATCTCCGTACTTTACGTCATATCTGTATAAACCGACTGGAATGAGTTGTACCTTTTTCTTTCGCATTTTATTTATCCTGTTGTTCTGCTTACCGAAGAAAACCAGAATGATTAAACTACTATCCTCTTCTCACCCCATGCCGACCTCTCATCGGCAGGTTAAGGTTATTGGTTCTTCTGGTTTTCTTCGGTAAGCGGCTATTGTTTCTTTGCTAATGCAGTATCAATCATCTTTGTCATGAATTGTTCCTGTTTCTCCGAAGGAGTCTTTTCCGGGCACCGCTTCCACATGTACTCAATCAATTGAGAGTATGCCGCATCAGCAGTCAACCGGCAAGCCGGTATTGTCTTGCTATCAGGAAAATCGATATCTTTGTAAAATACACTTACTGCCCGTCTTTCGGCTAGGCTAAGCGGTGCACTAAATTCTACCGAACCGTTTGCGATCCGCAATATCAATGTTCCCGAACAAACGTATTTTCTGACTGTTCTGTTTTGACTGCATAAGTCAAATACGACTTTTAGCATGCCGTCATCGTAAGTTTCGAATCGATATGTATCGCCGAACACATTCATTCTAAACTCGTTCGTTTTCATCTGTTAACTCCTGTTGGTTTTGATTCCGGCAGTTCCCTTGCGTCGTTCCTTGCCGAGTAATCCTGTTGATTGTAACTGTTGCAAAGGTATTGAACCGTGTCTTACACTGCCGCTGTGCCTTCGTATTACAGTATATCGTCCAAACCGGAGAAAACAATAAATAAAAATGGAAAATTCTTGAAAAAAACCAAAATCACTTACAAGCCCCATTTAAGCCCTCTGGTGCGGTTCTTTTTTCTTGCCGGTAGATTATGTGTTTTTGATGTAACTTCGCAACGTGAGGCTTCTGGTGCGATATTTAGTCATTTCTAATCGTATTCCCGTAACCACACTCTTGCCGAGACTTGATTCTTTCGTTTTCTTGCTGTTTCTAGTTTATCATTTTCCTTTTTTGCCTTACCTGACATATAAGGATTTGAATGTATTGTTCCATCAATATCTACTTTTTTATTGGAGCAGAACGTAAACTTATGCTTTCCGGTTGATAAAAAGAACACTCCAGAATCGAGATTTGGTACATTCCTCTTGAGATCAAATAAAAACCAAATCACGTTCGCTATACACAACTCTCCAGATTCAGGAGACGGCAAAACTGTTTCTTTAGGCTTGCCGGAACCGCAGAAGTAGATTACTTTATGTTTTTCCGGCTCGCACAAGCGAGCATCTGCATAATAACGTTTGAGGCGTTTGCTCTGAAATTTAATCTGTTCTTGCCGAGTTAAGAATTTCGACGAACAACCTTGCCGTGATCTTACAAAACTTTTCATAAACTGTATATCTGTTATTTTTCACGCTGACTTTAATAAAAAAAAAAAATAAACATGCGCATGCTTAAGCTAATTAAGATTCATGAACACGTTGATTCTTAAAAATTCTTAATTTGCTTAAGCTAATTAAGATTCATGAACACGTTGATTCTTAAAAATTCTTAATTTGCTTAAGCTATATACTCCAGAGAGAGGGAGGGAGCGAGAGAGCATCCGTGCCCCTATGTGCAACCAAATTCTCTTTCCAATCAGGGTACTCAAAAATTCTACTTCGGTTACAGAGGACGGAACGTAACGCTCTCTCGCTCCCAAAACTCTCCAGAAAATATATTCTCCGTCGGTCGGTCGGTCGGTCGGTCACATTGCAGGGTGTGCCACTCCGCTGCTCCAGGTTTTTCGGTTCTTCTAGTGTGTTGAAACACGCTGACTCGCCGTAGGTTTAAGGACATCCTACATCTGCGGAACCTGTCCAAATTCATACCGCAGTTTCATTTTATCCCCGCAGGCTATCACCCCTGCGATAGATACCTGTTACCCTACTAAACTCTTCAGGCACTTTTGTATCACTGCCCATATTATACGGCATAAAATCCGTTTGTCAACAGAAAAAAAGAAAAAAAGTTAAAAATTTCCAAAATTCTTTTCCGGCAAGGAAAATTCAGGCATTCCTAGGAAATAACCCGTAAAGGGTGGAGGAAAGGAGGGAGGAGGGGAGTAAATGGGAGATATTTTCTTTCGGCAAGCCGGAATCAACACAAGCCCCCAGAATCGCACACGTTCGCCCACGTTCAATTCAAACCAGAAAAGAGCATATTTACCGGCTTGCATAAAACAACGCAACGTTGCCCCGTTTTATGCAAAATTAGAGGATATTCCTAAAATCGCACGTAATGCCACTACGTTGCGACCAAAAGAAAAAACGCCGTTATGTATCAGGATTACACAACGGCGTGACGTATCCCTCTCACGTGTTGAATAAGAGGGATTAGGGATTAGAGGGGCAGGCAGTTTTTTCTGCCTACCAAGAAAAAACTGCATTACCATAAAAAACTGTATGCTTGCATGATAAAACCGTGTACAGTATCGAATACGTTGCCGAAAAGACTCCTTGCCGGCACCGCAGAATCTACCGGATTGAGCACCGGTTCCAGCAATTCATAGCCAGACGTGCGCCGCACAAGCCGTTTAGAGGGATTAGGGGTGAGGGGAGAGGGGGTAGTGTTCTCCGCAGGCACCAGCGATACACTGCCCGAATCAGCCGATGCCGGGGCAGATATAGGGGATTCTACCGGTGATTCGGCAGTGACGTTCGTGTCAGTTATCGTAAAGTCTTGTTTGCAGAATTGCAACGCAAGAATGCTTGCAATCGTTGTCTTGCCGGTGCCCGTGGCACCCTCAAGCCACCACGATGATCCAGCAAGCCCAGAACGTGCAATGCTCGATTCAATAGATAGAAGTGCCGTTTTCCGGCAAGCAACCTCGGACAAAGACGACGCACGATAGTTTTCTGTTATTTTCATGGCACTGTTGAAACTGTTAGGATGCGGGGCACATGCACCCTGTTATATTGTAATTATCAGAATCCGGGGGGGGAATGATTGAGAAAAAACTAGGAATTATCTGCAACTACTGATTCGTAATTCTCAACAAGCCATTGTTTCGCATCCGACAAGCGAGCAAACGCTTGTAGAAAAATAGACTTGCCGGTTTTCTGATCAGGATTGAAAACCTTGGAATCGTATCGAGAATAGATCGAATAACGACGACCGAATTTTTCGATCCTGATCTCTGGATACGAATTGCAGTAGAGAATGTCGCCGAAAAAATTTCGATGGAATGTTACTTTGTTTGTCATCTGTCTGTTGGTTTGTTAAACTGTTATGCTGTATTACCAGCTTGTATTATACATTATCGGAGGATTACAGAAATGTCTTAAAACAATCCTGAAAAAAAAGGAAAAAAGTCCATTTCGCCAAAAATCGAACGTAAGGTACAAACGTTCAATTCTTGACTGTTTTAGACTTAAAGTACCTATTTCGCAAAAGAACGCAACGTGTGCCCTCCTGTGCGTTAGCGCACAGGTAATTCACCTATAACCCCGTACCACGTGCCATACCGAAAACCAGTTTTGGCCAAAATCGCAAAATCACTGCGGTTTATCCACAATCCGGCACCAAAATTCAAACCGCTTGATTCGTTACTGTAACGCCGATTCCCATGCGAATTAAGCAAATATAACCACTCCATGCCGCTGCGAACCAACGAAGCAACGAAACACATCGCATGACCACCGTTTTTCCAAGTCCGAGGAACGACAAGCCCATGATCACCCACGCGACCGGAGGTGGGGTATCGAGCGGTGCCCATCACTACGCCAATTCCACCCGAAACAAGCGAATAAACTGCATCAAAGTCCGCTGCAGGCAACGGTATCAAAATGGTCTGCGTCGATAACGCATGTGCCCGCTGTGCCTCCGTAGGAAAGCCACGTTGCGTTGACCTGCCCACATCGTATCCCCCTAGGTCTTTTGCCCAGAAGTTGCCTGTGCGGCTTACGTAAGCCCCTAGCGTAGATATATTGCACCCGGATCCGAACACAGGATGTGCTCCATTACCTCTTGCAATGGAATACGTTCCGGGATAGTATTTTTCGATTAAACCGGAATAATCCTCTTTAAGGTAACAATTTACCAAATCGCTTGCTCTCTGGGCGTTTCCGAATCCGAACGAGGCGCAATCGCCGCTGCCTTGTGCATAACTGTAACCGTTGATAAAGTCGACGTTGCCGGTGCGGTATATATCCCATGGGAGTGTGCGATCACTTCCTTCGTAGTCGAGTATAGCCGAGCGACGCTGTAGCCACTGCTCGAGTGTCGAATCGTATTGAATTACTTTTGCGGTATCGTCTCTATTCTGCCAAATTTGGGAGAGTGGGTGTGATCGGCGCTGCGTTGCTTCAGCGCAGGCAAGATCAGCTTCGGTATTCTCTGTTAAACCGTCAATGAAAGTGTGGTTATTGGGCAATGGGTTAGGTTTATGTGGGATGAGCATGGGATTATGGGTTATGGGTTATGCCGTAGCGGAATCGTTGCAATCTGGGGAATCGGCTACGTTGCCGCTGTGTGGTTACGGGTTTTTCCGGTGCGGGTTCCGGCAGGATAGCCGGTGGTTCCGGCAATGCCGGCGGCGGCACATCTTCAGGGGACTGTGCCGGTTCCGCTGGGGGTTGCGGGGGGAGAGCGAGCGTTCGCTCTTGCGGCATATTCGAATCAACTACAAGCGAATCGACAACGCTGTTCATGGATGCGGGGAATAGTTGCACGTCGAGCGGGTTGTTCTGCGTTGCCTGTTCTTCGCTGCAAGCCGTGATAAACGGCTGTTTAGCGGGCATGCTGGGGGGTAGTGATCCTTGCAAGCTGGATTCTGCTGCGGTCACGGTAGGCAGTAATCCGCTGGCTATATCTTGCGTTACATCATAAACGGCGTTTTCGATTAAAACTTTTTCGACAAGCGATATGGGGGGAATACCGTTGTCATCTTTACTGCCCCCTGTTCCCCACGTGAGGTACACGTAAGCCCCTGCGATGAGGGCAAGGGCAAGTAGTATGCGTTTCCACGGGAGCGACCACGTGTTGCTTACAGGGGCTTGTGCGGGCTTCTGTAATAACGCAATGAGAGCGTCTTCGATAGTAGTTAGCCGCTGGTGTAATTCGCCGTCTGGTGCCCCTGCGAAAGGCTGTACCGTTTCGCTTTCGAGAGCGAACTTGACTTGTGCGAGCAGGTTCTCTAGTTTTGCGATTCGGTCTTTATCGGCTTTATCTTCTGCGTCGATTTGCTTGAGTAGTTCTGCGAGTGGTGTGCTCATTGTGCGTTTCCTCCGTTTACAAGATTGCGAATTGCGTTGAGGATGGGTCTTGCTTCGATTACTTTTTTATCTACGTCTGTTTCGGTCAAGCAGTGTTTCCATTTTAATCTGCGAATTATACTGCTGGACGCTGTAACTTCGTTATCGACTGGTTCTATTCCTGTTAGGGCATTGTAGATGAGTGCGAACAGAGCGGGGTCGTTTAGTACACGCTGGACAAAGGCGGCGGCTTTATCGTCGAGTGTGAACGTAGTTGCCTTGGTTATTTTGGCAATCCATTGTGTATTTTCGATGAGAAACAGGCGCAAGTTTTCGGCTTTGTCGTCGATTGTTTCCTTGCCGGTAGAGGATAGTTTTGTTTTAATTGCATTGAGAACGTTGTTGAAAACCCATGTGAACAGTGTGGTTTTGATTAGTGTGATCATGTAAGTATTGGAATGTTAGATGGTTAGTATCTGCTAACCGACTGGCGTATTATACCTATTCGTCGTCTTGGCTATAATCTAATAGTGTAGTTTTTGTAATGAGGTGTGATTCGGTCATGTACTCTAGTAGCATGGCTTGATATGTTGCGTCTTGTTTTATTCTTTCGGCAAGAACTGATCGGAACGAATCGGCTACAACGAATTTCATAGCGTTTTGATATGCGTTGATTCGGCTTGCCAGTAATTCCCGGCATGACAAGAGCATGCATTTAGCGAATTGTCTTGTTTCCTCTGTGCTCCATTTGCCCATGTTCTTGAGGTTTTCGATATAGTTATCTAACCCGATTGCGGCAATGTCTTTGAGGCAGTGGTTTATAGCGGCAACGTAGATTGCGTGGTTCTTTCCTGTTTCGTTGTTTTGAAACACGTAGAATGCGTAGTTTAATAACCTGCGTGTGTGGTTTGTTTCAGCGGTGTCGATTGTAGCGTCTAGGAGTGCCCATGTGGACTCGTCTGCTGTTTCGTTTCCTTCGAACCTGAAGTCTCCCTTTCTCCAGATGAATCTACCGATACGCTGCCGTTCGAAGAGGATTGTTAGGCAGATGAAGAGGCAGCACAGAACGATAGCGAGGGGGTATGAGAAGTCCATTGTGAGGGGTGAGAGGTTAGCGGCGGGGCTATGCTTGCCTTTCATTCCATTGCTTTATTATAAAGTGTTCTACTGAATTTCGCAAAACGGGCTGCATTGTGCATTGTCCGTTCGGATGATCGAGGATTAGGTTTTCTTTTGGAAAATACATGCCGGATAACCCTTGACATAAACCGCAGGGGTGTGTACCGGCTGCTTGCCAGATATATCCGATGATTTGGTTATTCTGTATGAACCATTCGTGGATGGCTTGTTGGTATGTATGTTGGATGAGCGTGTTGGCAAGTCTTGCGGGGTTGGCGTGTAATGCTTTTGGGTAGATACGGTTGCCGTTTGTTCCCCGGAATAATGGCGTGGAGTATTGTGGATTGACGTATCTTGCGAGTTGCCTAGCGGCTTCGGAGGGGGATATTCCTTGTGCCCGGAGCCCGGCAAGGACTTGTGTGATGGAGCGTCGTGTATCTGCTGTATCGGCTTGTAGAGCGTTGGCAAGCGTCCAGTTTTGGTAGAGTTGTCCGTTTGCTATGCGGTTGGGGATTTGAGAGAGGAGCGAGGAGAGTGCCGTGGAGGAGAGTGTGTTTCCCCCGAAAAGTGCATTGAACCGGAGTGCTTCTGCTGTGATAGCGGCGGTAGTGAAGAACAGAGCGGCGATGATGAGGTTGCTTTCTTCTTCGGCAAGGGCATTGATCTTTAGTGCGAGTTCCCGTTCTAATTCTGCGTAGTAGAGGGATTGCATGAAGTACGGTGAACCTTCGTATCGTCTTGCGAGTTCGTTTAGTTCTTGTGCCCATTGCCGATAGATTCGGTCAAGTTCCCGTAGAGTAGAATGCGTGGACTGATACTTTGCTTTTGCGGATTCATACAAGATCACCCCGTTTGGTACAGTGCGTTCGGTAATGACGTTCTCAAGCGGTGTGCTCATCGCAGATGATTCGGCAGGGTATCTACAAGAATTATAAGTGAAATCCAGAGGCAAGCGAATAGAGCTGACATAAACACGATTGTAGCGGAAACCAGTAATGCTGTATCGGGCAGTCCCGGTGCGATAACACTTATAGCGCACCACGTTGGCAACAGAGCGATACTGTACATAACGTCAAGCCATTCTGCGAAGGACTGCGGTGCTCTTGCGGGTTCGACGGTAAAGAACAGGATACCGGTGAACAGGATCGTCCATAGCGCCGTTAGCCAAGTGTACACGGAGAGCAACGTGAAGGCAATATAAAATACTTTAGTTTTCATTGGTAATAGGGAGCGGGTTGGCATAACTATTTTCCATTAGTTCTCTTTCGTATGCAATCTGCTTGAGTTCGTCGTCGACTTGCTTATCGTCTAGCCCCCTCCACTTCTGCATATAGGCTTTCCTGCTCATGGTGCGGGATTCGACATTGGCAATATCGAGTGCTTGCTCTTCTGCGTCGTCGTCGGGCAGTGAATTATTGGCGACGATTTTGATTGAGAACGGCACATCGGGTAAAGGGCTATCGGAGTATCCGTAAATTGTATCGGGGAATACCTGCCCCCCTTCGATGATGATGCGAATGATTTTTCGGAGTGCCGGTGCCCAAACTTTCATTTTTTCTTTGCAACGGACGACGAGGCTCCAGTAGACTGCTTTGAGTGCTTTCCCGCTTGTGATCACTCCGGTCATTGTATCGAGCGACACATCGGGAATATCGACGCTGTTATATGCCGTCGACTTGATCCGCTCTAGCGTAGAAGTAAGCGGCGTGGAGTAGTTCATGGTTGACTCCAGCATACGCACATTGATAGGTGTTTTCGTTTCTTGATTTTGGTTTGTTTGCATTGCCCAGAGTGCGCCGGGCTTTCTTGACAGTCCGATAAAACTGCGGTCATCTGCGTCAGTTACGACAGTAACGGGGGTCATGCCGAACCGTGCTGCGTCAATATCCGCATTGGACAGTTTGGAATAGTGGCTTTCCAGTTCGGACAGGTGCAGGATTTCGCTTTCACCGTTTTGGTCTCCGGTAAGTCCGTCATTGAGGATCACGACTGCGGGAATGTCGCTTAGTTCCGTTTCGTGTTCGGCAAGCAGTTCTTCATCCAAATCGCCGTTTTCAAAATACAGTCCTTCGTAGAGCATAACTGCGTTATATTGTGTGAGTCTGTACTTTTTCTTGTAGATACGATATTCGTTCTGCTTTACTGGTACTTTTTGAAAGTACACAAACTTCGATAACTGCTTTGGATTATCAAGACTGTACTCATAAACAAACTTCTTACTGGGTACAAACGTAAGCGTAACGCCGCTTGCGTGATCAAAGTTCGCAAGGATAGCAATTCGCTTACCGATGAAACAGTCTCTTGCGGCCTTGAGCAGTCCGCTTTCAAAATTATTATCGGCAAGGACTTTCTGGACATACCGCTCTATCTGGTCAATCTGTTCTGCGTCTTCTGGTGTGCCTTCTACGAGTACATCGGGTGCTTCTGCGAACAGGAACCGGGCTTGTTTGTCGATGAGACTAGCGGCTAGTTTGTACCGCAATGCGGAGGGAACAAACTCTAGCGTCCCGCTTTCTGTTGCAAGTACATCGGCAATGAAAGAGCACCCGTTATGATACTTCTTATATGCGGTGTAGATTTCCTTCATATCCCAATCGCAATATGCAAGGCTTTCCTCGCGCAAGAACAGTTCGGGGATTTCGTCTACACAAGCAAGGGCAATATCGGCGTCCATAATTTCTTTGCAGTCAATTACGATCTGCGTTCATTTCAATATGTGAAGTTAGATTGCGGTGTTTTAGCATTAGCAAAACCGAACGCTGTTTTTCGTTCTTTTACATCTGCTACGCTCACTGTATCTAGAGCATACCATATTGCGGAGAAAGTGTGCGGGTCTATATTAAAATCATCGTAGATTATATTGCCTTTCGTATCCTTCTTGTATGTTAAGTCTTTCAATTCACGTATCGTGTTAACGCAATGTTCGGCAACGATAATATGTTTGAACCGTTTTATTTTTCGGGTGTTTGATAATCTACTGCCTGCAAACTTATTGCGGCATGCTCTGATAGCGAAGCCGCTCTGCCGGTAGTATTGTATTGCTTTTGGGTCTTCGTTATCGGCAACTATTATCCGGTTGTGTCCTTCGGTATTTAGCCGGTCGATATACTTCTTCAGTGCTTGCATTTTCTCTGTTTGGGCGAACAGGTCGTCGGTAATCTTATTCTGATATATTTCGTCGAGGATGTAGAGCGTTCTGTTCGGCAAGTCTACTCCCAGTGTAAGGACTGCGTTGTAAGACTCTTCAAACCCGAAGTCAAAGCCGAAGTAGATATTCCGTTCTCCCAGAGTATATGGAACGTCTTCTAGGCTTGTCTTGGCAATCTGTAACTGCGGCAATACCCGTGTTCCTGTTGCCCCGAACCTCCCTAGTCTTGCGACTTGATAGAGCGGATAATCGTAGTTTGCCAGATCGTCTAGTGTGTCCAGATATTGTTTCGGCAGGAATGGATTATCTACAGACGTGGAGTGATGATAGTAGACGTTGTTCTTTACAATTTCCTTTCGTTTGTAGAGTATTTCTTCGTCTACTATGGTTGTTTCCTTACCGGTATCGTCTATCCTCTTGAAGAAGTGCTGATAAACCCAGTTTTCCTTACCGATGGGGTTACAGGACAGGATGAAGTGTAGTGACTTATCGTGTGCTCGGACACGTCCGAGCAGTTCTTTGTATGCGGCGTATTTTATTTCGGTTGCCTCTTCAATCCAAACAATGCTGATGTCGTTGATAGATTTTATCTTTTCCGGTCGGTCAAGTCCTTTGAAGAGGATTTCGCTGCCGTTTGGGAACCGTATTGTCATTGGTGCTTTCCGAAAGATAATACCTTTCGGCAAGCATTTATCTTGTGTACCGTCTAGCAATCCCATTTCGGATACGATTTCCCGGAATAGATTGTATGCCGATTCGTAGATTGTATCGAAGACTTCACGAACGACTAGCACTCTGCGTTTTTCGGCGAGTAAGAGTAGGATCAGTTTGAGTGCTACGTGGTAGGACTTACCGGAACCATATCCTCCGATAACAAGATATTGCGGATATTCCCAGTCTTCGACGAGGTTACTGAATGCGTCTGTAACGGTTACTTCGATGTCCACGATTGGAATTGAGCGTTGATCCAGTCTAACGCCTGTTCGACTCTGACAAACTTCTGTTTAGTATTTTCGTCGGCGAATGTATTGCCTGCTCTGTATGCCATGCCATGATAATCGGACGTGTAGGCTTTAGCAACAGTCCAGTTCCGTTCGTTCGGCTTGCGGAATACCCGGACGTTGATCCCGGTCTTACCGATAAATGCTAGATATTCGTGTGTAAATGGATGTCGGCGTAAAGTGATGATCTGTTCCACTGAATTTCGGTGTTAGGGTAAAAACTGTTCTATCGGCAAGTCGGGTGTATTTCTTTAATTATCCTGCCATTTTCTCTAAAATCGCACAGGATACCCCTACGTTGCATTGGAATGATGTTTGGACTAATCCTTTGGTTTAGTAAAAACTTCATAACGTGGGGTATCCTGTGCGATTATTCTGCGTGTAATAGCGGAATTGGTTCTTGTTCTATCATATTGACGGAACCGTCTGCTTTCCTGATGGTAATGTTTATGCTTCGGTCTTCATACGTTGGTGTCATGTCTTTGTTGTATCTGTCTTTTGCTCTTGCGAATAGGATTACTTTAATTGCTTCGACGGATGGTGGGAGGTCGTATTCTCGTTCCTCTATTTTAGAGGATGTTTCTACTCCTTTTTCATTGAAGTAGGTTGTTTTTTTGTATTCTGAGCATCGCATGCCGAGTGCGGTTTTTATAAGTGCCGATTCTACTCGTGCGACCATTCTGTCCTTGCCGAATTGAATAGCGTCGGCTACGTCTTGATCGTATTTGGCAATATCCTTCATTTCGCTATATGGAATACCAGTTTTGAGCGAAATGTCTTTTAGCGACAAGCCGTCGCTTGCGTAATACTGTATTAGTTCCAGGTGTACAGGGCGTAGCCATGCGTATCGGTGCGAGACTCGTTCCTTTGATTGAATCAGTCCTGTTTTTACTTTATCAGAAGAGTAGCGAGATTTTAATCGTCCGGCAATTTTCTTGTTTTCATTAAAGTTTTCCGGTATGTATCCGCTCGGCATGTCGTCGTCGTTTGATTCTCTCCATGAGGAATGATTGATACGATATGCTCTTGTGTTTGCTTGATTTGGTCGATTTCGTGTTCCCATTATGTCCTTTACTTTCCGAAAAATGGTGAGCAAGCGCATTTTGGTGATACGCTTGTGGAGTATGCGTTTGTGAATTGTAATGCATAACTACCAAAATAGATAGCCTGTCCATTTTGCAAAACACACATATAATCGCTATCATATAAGGCATTAGTGCGGCGTGTAAAATATAGCCTTGTCGCATTAAAAGTTGTCATGTCAGCCATTTGTAGTGTAGCATTAGAGTCAAGCAACATAAAGTGGTTGCTTGCAAGCCGACATGCGCTTTGCAGTGAGTTAATGTTATCCGGTGTATTGATTACGGAATATGTCGTACTATTCCATTGAGAGCGAATAAATCCTTGTTCTGCCGTTTCTTTTCCGTCGATAATTTTATTGCCTTGATTGTCAAAAACTATATTTCCTACGTTTCCTGTTCCTCCGACTGTAAGGAGCGATACGTTTATATTTGCATTTTGCAAAATGTTATAGGTGTATAACCGCATCGCTCCTTGTGCTCCTGCGATTTGGTTATGCGGGAGTACAAGTGTTCCGTTTGGTAGAAGTTGCAGGTGTCTTGGATCGGCTGTCGCAGGTACGGTGTGCGTTGATGCTATAACTATGTCGTTATTTATTATACGCAGTGCATGTACCATGCTATTGCTTGTTCTTTGCAATAGTGTCGTTATTCCGTATGGGCTGTCGTACCAACGAGAATCTTTTAGTTCACTGGCAGTTATTTGTGCGCTATTAGAGAGCGGTGTGTAATCTATTGTTCGGTTAGCGGTATTAACGGTATATTTAGCGAGAATGGGGCTTGCCGAGAGAAATACAACGTTCCCTGTATTATCGACTAGCGGTCTACTTGCACTGTCAAGGACAGTATTAGTTAGATTTCCGATAAGTCCCCATGTAAAATTATTGTCATTGTTTTCCAGAATAATTAACTTTGTCCTATTTTGCTGGTCGTGATAGACTACAATAGTATTCTCCATTGTCACTATTGGAAAACGCAGATACTCTGCGGAACACTGCAAGGCAGTGAGTGGACTATATGATACTTGCGATAGCACTTGTACTGCTGTCTTTCCCTGTGCAAATGCCGCTGCTTCATTATAGTATGCAATATCCCATATGTGAGGTACCGTAGGTTCGCTTGTCGATGAGTACACTCTGTGCCCGTTATGGTACACGGATTTTATTTTGTGCCCATTATGATACAGAGAACCTATTTTATGTCCGTTATGATATATCGGCATTGTCTCTTTCGATTATGTTTGACTGTCCCCAAACAACAATTCTTTTTCCGTTGTCATGTCTTCTGATCGTGACTTGATTCACATTGATGATTATATCGTTGTCAGTCCCGGAAATGACATATTCTTCCGGCAAGTCGTTTCTATCTTGCTCATATTCGTAACACAATTCACAATGCCCTTGCCATCTATCAGGCATACCAGACTCTTGTGCCAGCCGAAACTGCCAGAAAAATAAAACGTCTATAATGTATCGAGCATACCGTTGTTCCCTCCAACATCTAGCAGAAATAGATTCGTCAGGGTATCCTCCAAGTATTGTATTGAGTAACTGGTCAATAGCGATGAGAACATGAAATATGTATTTGTATATCATAGTTTGTTGAGGTATGCGGATAACAGTGCGTTCCGTGAAAAGTTAGTTACTGGTTCCGCCGGAGACAGGACAATGATTCCTACTCCTTCTGTTGACAAAATAAATATCCTGCCGTCTGGTACTAGCACACAACCTCTATTCTTTGGATTGTAGGAACCATATGAACCCATATTCGATACAGTGCGAGCGATTGGGTCAATCACAGCAATACTTGTAGCCCCTGCTGGAGCACAATATATCTTTCCATTTGGAGCAAGGCACCCCGAGTTATAAGACGTTGCGCTGCCAAAATACGTAACTTCTTCTGTAGCAGGATCAAGTACCATTATTTGCGTTGCAGTAAGAGGAATAAAAACTATTTTTCCGTCAGGAGAATAGCAAGCGTTAGAATATCCTCCATTACAAGGTATGGTTCTAATTGAGTCATTGGCAGTATCTACTACAGCGATATTAGTAGTAGATGCGCCGGGAGCAAAATACAATTTACCATTTGGATTCGCAATTCCGCCGTTATATCCTGTATTTGTAAAAGGGATTTGAGTCATCGCCATTGTTGCTATATTGATCTTTGGAATAAAATTAGCAACATTTGGCACACCGTAAACGAATCCATTCTTTGCAAATACACTTCCTCGAAATTGCGCATTGACAGGGCTCAATGCTGGCACAGTAGAAACAAGTTCGAACGTCTCACCGGACACTTTAATAAGCGACGACAAGTCAGCAGGCATGCAATATACATCACCATTAGGCAATAGAGAAATTCCTCTATAACCGCTGTAGGTATTGGCAATCGTACCTAATTGCTTCAATGAACGCAAGGAAACATCGAGTATAGAAACGTTCTTGGCAAAATCTGGACATAGAGCAACGTCTCCTCCGGGTCGCAATACTGCTCCTCCCCCATGTCCAGAAGTATTCGGTTGCGAAAAATAAGTTTCAGTATATTCTATACCTGCGTTCGCAGCACATACACCCTCTAGTTCTGCAATGTAAGACGGGTTATGCAAATCCAGTTCGGTATTACCGAAAACTTTTAGCCCACTGATATAGCCGACAAGTTTATTGCCTTTGTGCCATACGTCATATTCTTTGCTTTTAATCCAAACTCCCATAACTGCCCTCTCTATTTCTTTGTGTATTGATATTGTATTTCTGCATTGCGCCTTGCTTCGATTGCCGACTCAAACGACGCAAACGAACCGAGGTATAACTGCTTGCGTTTTACGCTTATGTGAGCGATATAGGACTTACCTTGCTTATACACTCCTGTTACTCCGGTCTTGTTTGTCGATTTTACCCTGCGGTTCTGTGCTTGTGTGATACTATCTACAAAGCGGCAATTATCAGGGCGATAGTCTCCGTTGACTTCAATTCTATCTAGCGTTAGTCCGTGTCGGTATCCGTTATCCAAAGCCCAAGCCTTAAACACAAGGTACTCTGTCCATTCGTTACAACATCGTATCCCCCGCCCTCCGTAATGCTTGAAGTCAGGACGTTTTGCATTATTGCAACGTGCCCTCATTCCTGCCCATACAGAATATAGCATAGTTTTATTGGCTTCTCCGTGTATTCTTTTCATGATTTATTTACGGGTGTATTCTACTATGATAATTGCCGTTGCATTTGTGCGTTTGTTATTCGCAAGGCTTCTCCACGTTAGGTATCCAGTATCGCTTACCATCACGAAAGAGTTATTAGCGTCTCCTCCGGGAATTGCTCTTGTTTCTTTATTATACCCGATACTCCAGTATCCACCTTGCGAAATGATAGTTTCGACGTAGTCTACAATGTTAATGAGTACAAAGTTTGCAGTGTAGTTTGCGTCGGCATTGACGTAGAGGGTAAAGTCTTGCCGAAATACCGGCTTGCCTCTGAATGTCTTTCCTGTATTGATTTCTCCCCAAGAGCCTTCGCTTGATCCGGCAACGAGTTTATCAGCATTTGCAATACTAGTTTGCAATGCTGGTGCAAGATTAGCGGCTGTAATACTGTTCTGCGGTGCGTCTTTACCGGGAGTTCCGGGTATGCCCTGTATCCCCTGAATTCCCTGTATCCCTTGTGCCCCTCTCATAGCAAACACAATCCACGTTCCTGTCGTATCGGTTGACGGCAGTATTCCGCTTGCGGTATTCCCTATGCAGATATAACTACTGCCTCCGTCAACAACGCAATCGTATTTAGAATACGTTACAGTAGAGGAATACTCCCCTCTGGGCATAATACTTGCGACTGCGTTCTGTCCCGGTATCCCCTGTTTGCCGTCAATGCCGTCTTTTCCCGGCAAGCCCTGTTCTCCGTGTTTTACAAAGAGCGTCCAAGCCGAGGTATCAGATACCGGATTCAAGCCGGTTACGGGGCTTTCGGCAATGCAGAAGTATGTATTACCGTCTTCGGCTATAACGACATCGGTCTTGTTGTACTCCGTAGCATCGATCCACAATCCCTTCAGGTTGATCGTTGTCGGGGAGACTGCTGTAACGATATTCTGTACTAACTCCCGAATCTCTTCGGGTGTAAGTGTATTTCCGGGGTGTGCGAGCAGATAGTCTATCTGCTCCTGTAACTTTTCTCCGGTTGCTTTATCGGTGAACAGTATCTTGCCCGGTTCGGAAATCCACGTGTGGTCAAATTGTACTTCGCTCATAAAGTGATCAATTTACGTCCTTCGGTTCATACTATAATTCTGGATCGATTGCTTCGCTTATTCGGACGATACTATTTACGGTAAGGACAAGACTATCGTCCGTGAACGTGGTTGCAAATCCTAACTTATATCCTCTGCCTATTCCTAGGCTATCGCTATCGGCAATACTGGTGAACTCGAATGTGAAGTCATCACCGGTAATCCCTGAAGGCAGTACCATACTTGCCGAAACACGAAATCCGGTATCCGGGTTTGTTAGGAAACATCGTAATCTACCCTGATTAGCCAAAACCTTTTCGGTGTAGTTACCTGCTATTCTCCAGCGGTGTACTTGCCCCGGTACATTATTCTCCCGTAGCCGGTCTCCACTCTCTTGCGTGCCCTGCTTGAAAAATCCGGTAGCATAAGTAGTCGTATTGTCGTCAATAGCCTGCTTACTCCACTGCGTTGTCGGGGACGGAGAGACTGTTCCCGTTGCCGAGCGGATACTAGCAAGCACATCGACGTTAGCGGTAAAACCTGTTGTGTCCAAGCCGGTAAATCTTACCTTCACTTGCCCGCTCTGGTTACTCTTTAAGTGGTAATTATCGAGTGCTGACTTCACTGCCCCGGAGGTAATCAGGTGGTCGGAACCTTCGGTTGGTTCAGAGTCTTCAAAATCAGGATTGATTGATACAACACCGTTTTCAGTCTTGAACTGTACCGTGTTCATCAGGTTATTCGTTGGCGTATCTGCCGGTGCCGAAACCGTCTCGACTGCCGTGAGAGCAAGATTATCGGTTGTGTCGGCTTGCGCTTCAGCGGCACTGCCGTAAATAGTCCACGGCTTCGGCAATACCGCACCGTCTGCGCCCCCGGTATGCTTGTGCTGTTGGTTGTACTCTAACTGCAACTGATATTGTGCTTGTATCGTATCTACTACTGCGTTCAGAGCGTCCCAGCCGATTACGCTCATCGTTCCGTCCGTGTTGACCATCACCCCACCCTGTACCCCCGATTCCGATAGTACAAGTCCTAACTTACTTTGTGTAGCAAAGGTGTAGGGTACTTCTTGTGCTATTCCTCCGTAGATAAATCCATTAACTTTTTCACGTCCGCTCGTATCGTCAGGAGAATACTGCCACTTCGTCGTTGCGTTGCCCTGCCCCTCATCGTTCCACACAATCGTAGGCATACCGGTAACGAAGTTTGATACATCTGAAGCCGCTAATTCTGCCCTTGTATCAAACCACTGTTCTTTGAAACCTGCACCGGCGGTAATAGCGGAGACATCTTGCAAAACCTGTGAGAGCGACCGTGCTTGCTCTTTTGTCATCAAGCCTGCTCTACTCTGGTTAGCCATAGGCAGTGCAAGTGTTCCGGGACTAAACTGCCCGGTTGCTGGTTGATAGCCAGCCGAATCTATACTCACAGAGTCTGCTCCGAGGTTGGGCTGTAGCCATAGTAGTACGTATCCGTTCGGATTAAATTGCGGATGAACGAAGGCGTTCTTTGATACCTTTAGAGCGTCGATAATATCTTGACTTACTGAATTACGGTATTGGTTTGCCAGTGTTGATTCAAAGTTGTTCTCCATCCTTACGTCTTCGCTAGTACGTGTCGCTATTTCCGTTTGGATGATTGCAATGAGCGTATCGTAATCGCTGCCAGACGATATGAGCGTCTTGACAATACCGCACAAACTATCGTGTGCCCGTGTGTCCGTTACCGTTATACCGCTTGCCGAAATCTGCACTGTTGCAAGGATTAACTCATATCGAGTCCCAGTGCGGGTCGGAGCAGTATAGTTTTCTATCACGGTAAGGACTACAACACGGGCCGTGTCATCCCATTGAACGGCAATAGCGTCCGTCCTGTTGGCACCGGAATAGGCTTTGATTGATAGAGGCAGGACGCTATCATTCATATACCAGTATCCATTGATATATGCCTTTCCGGGCGCAACAGAGACGTTGTTCCCACTAGCGGATACTAGCAATCCGCCATTGTCAGGTGTGGGAAAGACTCCATTTCCGATAAAACTAGCGAAGTATGCCGCAAACGACTTCGCTAAATAGACTCGGTCGAATGTGCCGTCAGGATTGACTTTCCCGTTGAAAAAACCGCTATATTCTGCCATATATTAATCCTCTAGTACCTCACAATAGTCATCTGTATTGAGAGAGGCTTCTCTTGCTTCGTCTTCGGTTGAATATACCATAAATGGACGATTCGGTAACGTTACGCTGCGATTTGTTTTTCCCGAAACACGTCCAGTAGAACCAACGTTCACGTCACCGATCAGCGCAATGGTTTGGCCATAATCTGCTGTTACCGGGCTGCTTACATTCTGCTGCGCAACAGTAGCAAGCCATGGATTCGGCATGGTACCTGTTAGAATACCTCCCACTGTCGAGCCTACGTCTATACTCTTTGCGCCTGCGTCTACCGCTTGTCCGCCGCTGCCCACTGCGAGGTTATTGCCTATTGTCCCGCTGACTTTGTTCATCTTACCGTCTAATGCCGTATTTATGCTGGTGAGCAGATTCTCTACGTTCTGCACCCGCTCGACTAAACTGCCCACATCCCCGCTATCAATCAGTTCGTCTAACTTGTCAATAGCGTCTTGTATCGTGGCAGTAAAACTGTTTTTCTGCTGCGCAATCCAAGCACTGAAGTCCGTTACCTGCTGTTGTATGCTAGTCTCTCCACCGTCTATCAGGGCTTGCGCCTGCGTCTTAAATGCGTTCCAATCAGCTGTAGCGGTTGCTTGCTGGTTGGCAATCCACGTATCAAACGTTCCGATCTTGCCGGAGATTTCCGTTTGTGCTGTTGCTGTCCAGTCATCAACGAACGCATTTAACTGGTTCTGATACGTGGTTGTATCAATCTGCGTTATCAAGCCGGTTACGTAGCCGCAATCGGCTGTAACCCCTCTGCGGTCGTTCGTTTGATACTGCGTTGCGGTTGCACTCACAATCCACAAGCGTAAATCCCATATCGTTTCGTTTCTGGTTGGGTTCGTGTAGCCGCTTGTAGTAGCCGGAGACATCACAAGGCTAATTCTTCGGCTAGTCATATCAAGCCGCAAGAATACGCTGTAGTAGTTTGTGCTCACGGACGGCAGTGGTGCGGAGAGTTCTACAGTGCTATCGTTTTCATACCAATAGCCGTTGATAAAGGCTTTCCCGGCACCGATTGTTACCTTCTGCGTTGTCGGGTTGGTTCCGATATTGAACCCTCCGAGCGTTGCTCCGTAGATTCCGTTACCAATGAAGTTTTTGAAGTATCCTGCAAAATCTTCGGCAAGGTATGTCCGGTCATAAACATCGCCCGTTTTAACTGCATTGAAAAATCCGCTTGTTTCTGCCATAGGAGTAAATGTAGTAAGCAAAGGAGTCTTCTTTCCCCCTTCATTCTCTATTCTTGATTAAAATCCTGTTTGTATTAAAGGGTAGATTGTACCCATTTCAAACTCTATACGATAGCCGTGGCTGTCGATTGTTTCTATAACGCCGCTGATCACATCAGTCGATTCGACATCCAGTAGCGTGTCCGATACGTGGATTTTATCACCAATGTCAATATCGAAAGGATACACTTTCGGATTTTGCGTACCGAACGGACTTTCTCCATACGACTTGGGTGTACACGAGTAGGAACGGTGTCCCGCTGCTATTGCTGTTTCGGTATTATAAACTAGTCCTTGCGAAGGATTAGGTTTTAACGCATCGAGTTCTTCAAGGACTTGCGAGTCAGGCTTGAGCGTAATCCTTCTAATCGAAGTAGTATATAGCGCAGGGGCATACCATGTCGCACTGTCATCTACTCTCTCCGTAGCAATTTCCATTAACTGGATTTCGTAGACTGGTGTACTGACGTTTTCGTTTCGTGTTTCATCTGATATTAGCCATGATATAGGACGATACACTTCGTTCATATATCCCTCGTCTCCGGTTGCTTCTCCGTACTGGATCATCGGCATGTCTCCGTCTTGGTCGGAGATTCCGTTATGATATTCGTAAGGAATAGGAAATGGTAAATAGACTTGCCCGGTCATTCCGCTGGCTTCATGTTGTATCTGCGTCTTATACGAAAACCCCGGTAGTAACTCTCTAACGACATAGTATGCCCAGCCGCTTGGCGGCGCAGGTATGAACCTTGAACCGTCTTTTATAAAAAAACCCGTTACAGTGCGCTGCTCGATATTGATAAGCGGTTTTGGCGAACCGTACAACTTCGTTCCCCACGTGTATCTAATATCTGCCGGAGTGCCCCCGTAGTTATCGTGCTCAAAAGAACTCTCGATTATATCGCTGCTTGATAATTCGTGCGTTACTGTATTGCTGTCTTTATCGTAACGGACATATAGCCACGTTCCGTCTGCGGTAATCCTCCAAATATAAAACGCTCCGTTGTTTTGAGCGTCTTCAAGGTCAAGTTTCTGTATCTGTCTCGGTATGCCTCGTACTTCGACCATTCGCAGTCCGGTGTTATCTACACTGCGTTTAACGTATTCTACGTACATTACCGTGTTATAGATACTTCGTTCAGTACCGTTGTCATCGTAAAAGTATTTCAGAAGGAGTACGCCGCCGATTTGCGGAATAACTTCTGCAAATTCCAACGGCATTAGCAATGTACAAGAACCATTATTATTGCTGCGGTTAGCCCACGAAAGACTGCTAAACCGTGTAATTTCTATTTCTATCGTAGAGGAAAAACTCGGCTTGTAGAATAGCCGGGGAATAATTAGGTTCGTTTGATCTGATTTCATAAGTGTTTTCCTTTGTGCTAGTCCCTCTTCTCTGACTTCTAATCCCTCTTATAACGTTTCTACTTCGTATTGCGGTTCTGTATTGAGTGTAACGGAGAAAATAGCATCTTTGTTTGAACAACGAATGATATTTGTCCCCGGTTCGAGACGAAGCCAGTCCCCGGATACACGGCTTGTGTAGTCAAAAGTGTCATTGTCTCGTCTTGCTAGAACTTTCCGAAAACCTGTTCTCGTATCAATTTCTAGTGCTGCCGTTAGCAAAGTACCGGGAAGCGATATTGTCATTGATTGATAGTTACACGTGAACGTGATAGAAGTGCCTATACCGTATATTGTAATAGTGCGCAAAATCATCCCAGTCGACACTGTACCGCTGTAATGATACGCAAGAACGTCATCACCTATTATTTCACCCATTATTACCGGTTCCTCTGCCGTGACCTGTAATGGAAAGCGGAACATACCAACGGTCGCATTGAGCAATTTACTGGTAACGTTCTCATTGAAGAACCGGCTATCTTCACACTGCCCGGAGAGTGTAAAACTGCACCATTTATCGTTGTCCTCCGAATACGTCTGCCCAAAGTCAATATCACTGGTAAGGTAAAACTGCAAGCGAAAGCCGTTGTAGAGAAGATCAAAGACTTCACCACCCGTGTAGCGGTATGCCGCCGCTGTTTTCTTGCGCTCTACGTCTGCTTCGGTTGTACCTAGTATGTACCCTGATATGACTACTTGCCGGGGTTCCCATGCATGGTGAACGATTGTTTCCTTGCTGTCGTTCCCCAGTATCATAGCGGTAGCGTTCACTCTTGCCGTACCCCAATCGCAAGCATCCAGAATGAAGTCATCGGTTCGGTAGGAACCGAAAACCTGTCCAGAGTCTATGCCGTCAGCAAGCCGTAATGTAATGCGTTCTATCATAATTAGTTCCTAGTTCCTTGTGGCTAGTGTCTAGTGGTTAGATTCTAGGCACACGTCACTATTCTACCTGTTCTGTTATCCCCTGAATTGTGAACTGACAAAACTTATCGTTATTCTCCGCTTGTGTTTTCCCGTAGAGTACCGACTGTAGTGTCATCATTTCAAACGGTTCCTTATTGTCAAACGATACCTGCACACGTTCACTCGGCTTAACGAACCGGTTCAGCCGTATCTTGCTCTCCACAAGGTTCTTACCGAACACGTAGCCGGTAATGGTGATATTCCGTAATGGTCGTGTCCAGTATTGCCGCTCTTGCCCTTGTACATTATGCCGGTTGGTTGTAGAGACGGACGTAACCTTTGCCCCTTGATTGACATCAAAGAGTACAAAATCTACTTTAGAGTTAGCGTCTAGCACTAGCGTCTGACTCGGACTGGTTATTGCAACATTCTGTATGATCATCTACTTACTCCTCTCTCCTTACTCTCTACACCCCTGTACTTCTATTTCCTTGCCGGACATTGATATTCTGCCACGCTGCTTCCATTTCTCTTCTAGCGGTAACTGCGTCGATTGCCTTCGGTGAGTAGAAGTTCATCGTAACGGCACTATGGTTGCTTGTAGCGGCTGTGGACGTGTATGTAGTCCCTTGACTGTTACTATTGGCAACAAGACCATAACCGACTTCTGCCGGTGAAGTGCTTGTTCCCGTAACTTTCACATTTCCTATTGAAGAAGATATTGCGTCGTCGCTGCTCTTGCCATACGCTTTTACGATTGCCGCTATTCCAAGTCCTCCGACAGCCAATGCGCCCAAGCCTGCTATGCCCCCAAGCCCCCCTAACAGTCCTCCTAACAGTCCTCCTAACAGTCCTCCTCCGCCTGCTACTGCCCCTGCTGCGTTTGCCGCTGCTATGCCCTGCGTTAACGCTAACTGCTTTGTTAACTGCGTATTCTGCGCTGCAAGTAATGCGACTCTTGCCGTATCTAATGCGTTGCGGACACCGTTTATCACATTGATTACTGTACCGATTGTCTCAATCGTCCGCAGGATTAGACTGACCCGTTCCATGAAGTTATAGAAGTTTTCCGCTTCGACTCCCCATTCTTTCATAACAGAGGGAATATCCGACCACATCCCTCGAAAGTTACCATACCATTCTTCAGCGTCTCGTTTTGCCTGCTCCCATGCTCGCTTGTTGGCTTCGCCTATCGCTTCTTCCATTTCTAACTGATACACGTGAAACGACTGCTCTTCGCTCATCCGTTTGTTCATTACCCGGTCTAAATGTTCCAACTGAAGCCGTGTGAACGCATCGGCTTGCTGTTTCTCCAGCGAGAACAATGCGTCCTGATATGCCTGCTGCTGTTGCTCATACTGCTGATTAATCGCTAACGCCGCCGCTTGTGCCTGTAACTGATATGCCTGCTGTAACGATATTTTCTTTTCGGCAAGCAGTGCATTGATCTTCTGTATTGCCCTCTCTTCTTCGGAGAGCGACTTCTTCGTAAGGGACGCTAAAGCATTCTTGTATTCGACTTCTTGGGCAGAGGATTTTAACACAAGGTCTGCCCTATTACGCTCTTCCTGAATGACTTGTGCTTGAACTTGTGCTGCCTTCGCTAGCGCGTCACCAAACTGCTCAACAGCAACATATCCGTCTTTCCAACTGGTTCGTGCTTCTTGCGAGGCATGCAAGTGAGCATCTGCCATCTTCTGCGTTACTGCCTGCGTTGATCCGGCAATATCGTTGTTGACCGATATGATTTCAGCCGACAACCGTTCCCAGTTTTCTGCATACTGATTAGCCTGATAAAACGGAGTGTCATTGTTGCCCCTTGCGCCAGTGTCAACAGTTATGGTTCCCAAGTCGCTCATTGCGGCTTTTGCCGCTCTGCCTAGCGACGACAAGTCGAACAGGGCTTCTCTCATTCTCTCACTTAAAATGTCCACTTGCCCCGTTAGTGAACCGACAATACTCGCTAGGTCGGATAGATTCTGTACTAGATTACTCACATATGGCAACGCTTTGGTGCCGAACGTTATCATCAATTCGTTCCATTCGTTCTTCATTAACTGTATCTGCATAGCCGACGTAGCGTACCGCTTTTCGGCTTCTGCCTGCAACGCAGTATTCTCTTTCCAAGCCGTATTAGCCGTATTGACTGCTTTAACGAACTGATCGTAGCCGCTTGCAAGATTCGCCATTGCTGTCCGCTGCCGGACTTCAATCACCCCTAACTCCGTCAGCGTACCGATTACATCACCACCGGCTTTGCCTATATCGGCAAGCCCTTTAACAAACGCTTGTACACCCCCCATTGCGTCCTGCTGGAACAGTTTGGCAAACGCTTCGCTGGACATACCCGCAACGAGAGCAAACTTCTCTAACATCGAACTGCCGCCTGATACTGCTGCTTGTATATCGACTAACATTCTGGACATCGCAGAACCACCCGCTTCTGCATACTGCCCCAAACTAGACAGTGACGTCGATAACGCAAATATATTCTGTTCGGTAAGTCCAACCAGATTACCTACCCCTGCCATCCGCATGGACATCTCGACGATTTCACGTTCAGTAGACGCAAACTTATTGCCCAAGTCCACAATCGTACTGCCCAACCGCTCGTAGTCTTTTGAAGACGTACCGAAGATATTAGCGATCCTTGCAAGAGCGGTAGCCGCTTCATCGGACGATAGGTTCGTCGATACTCCCATCGCTACTATAACCCTTGTGAACTCCGTAATATCCTCACGGGCAATACCTAACTGCCCTGACGCTTCGGCTACCTTCGCTATTTCCCCTACCGAAACAGGAATCTCTTTAGCAAGTCCACGTAATTCGTCCGAAAGTCTAGCGTACCCTTCGGCAGTATCATCTACCGTTTTCATCACACCGGTAAAGGCAGTCTCAAAATCAATAGCCGCTTGTACCACTCCCTTCGTTGCCATACCTGCGGCTGTATAGAGGGCAACCGTTGCAAGATACCGACCATACTGCTGAACGGCATTACCCATCAGTCCGTAACTCTGTACAGTTTGCCGTTCCAGCATCTGCTGGTTCCGTATTTCCTGCGCCTGCGTTCGTAACCGCTCTGTTGCTAACCGCTGTTGTTCACGGGCAGTCTGCGCCTGTACAGTAAGACTTCGTTGCGACTCCCTAGCCGTTTGTGCTTGCAGCGTAGCCAATCGCTGCTGTGCTTGTACTTGCATCGCTGCTGACTGCTGTTGCGTCCTAGCCGCCGCTTGAGCGGCTTTCTGCTGGTTGGCTTGCTGTACTGCTGCTGTCCGCTGTTCAGCG